ACATTACTTACTGTTCTTAATATAGATAAAACTTATGTTATTGATTCATTATTAAAGAAAGCAAATATCAACAAAGAATATTCTATTAATGTTTTATTAAAATCATTAAATATTGATAAAACTTACGTCGCGGATATTTTACTTAAAAAATTGAATATCGAAGATAATTATACTTTAGATACTTTAATAAAGAAATTAAATATTGAAAGAAGTTATGTTATTGATGCCATATTAAAATATTCAATTACTTCGAATTATACTTTAGATACTCTTGTCAAGAAATTAAATATTGATAAAACTTATACTTTAGATACTCTTGTCAAGAAATTAAATATTGATAAAACTTATACTTTAGATACTCTTGTCAAGAAATTAAATATTGATAAAACTTATGTAATTGATATTTTAATAAAATTGTTAAATATTAATGAACAATATTCAATTGATACATTAATTCAAAAATTAAATATTGAAAAAAGTTATGTAATTGATATTTTAATAAAACGTTCAATTACTCGGAATTATTCGATTGACGTTTTGATAAAAAAATTAAATGTTGAAAGGAGTTATGTCATCGATACATTATTGTTATATCTTATTGGTTCAAATTATTCGATTGATACTTTAATAAAGAAGTTAAATATTGATAAAACTTATATAATCGACATTTTAATAAAAAAATTAAATATTAATGAAACATATTCGATTGATAGTATAATAGCAAGAATCGTTACATTTAAACCAACCGCAAGTGGGCGGCAAATTAAACCAACCGCAAGTGGGCGGCAAATTAAACCAACCGCAAGTGGGCGGCAAATTAAACCAAAAGCAATAGAAATGAAATAAAGAATATAAAAACTAAGTATTTATGAAGTAATTACCAATATATTATTAAGGTGAAAATGGCAATAATATCCAGTCAGATAATTGAAAATCAAGTACAGAAAGATGGCAGACGGTCAGTAAGGGAACGTCACATCGACCACCTCGGCGCTTTGCATTTTATACAGTATCTGGCGAATGCCGATACTGATGTTAATGTCATTATGCTGGATCGAGTCCCCTCGATAAATGCAATGCTCATAGATAACGAGGAGCAGAAATTAATATCCAAGTTTGAAGAAGAGCATTCAAACCCCGCAAACTATACATTCGATTTCACGACAAAGCAGGCATTTCTGAGGAGGTTAGTCAGATACCTTATGAATCATCGGGATGTCAAAATAATCGTGGCAATAAAACCACTGATAGATTGGCTCAAAGCGACATATACACCAACGCAAATAGCTACCTATCTTGGAATCACCACTGTCGTATTGGGAAGAATAAACACCAGGCTTGATGCGATATTTGCTATTGCTAATACACTTGAAGCTAATAATAATCTGATTGAGGTGATTGAATAATGAGTAACTGGTATTGCGGTTCAACGAAACATACAGCAGTTGCACAATGGGCAGCACTTACTGTTTATGGCGCTGGGTCTATTGTTCGGCAGCTTGCTGCTCCTGCTGTGGGAAGCGAACGATGTTTCAGAACAGCAGCAGGGGGGACATCTGGCGCAACTGAGCCTGTTTGGGTATTGACAAAAGGCGCAGCGCAGCCGGCTGATGGGACTGTTACAGATTGGGTCGAGGTCACGGGAAATGAGACTTACGGATGGACTGCGGCACATGCAAGACTTGCGAATGCTCTGGCGTGGATGGCAGCGGGAGATACGGTTTGGTTGAGTAATAATCATGCCGAAACGCAAGCAACGGATTTAACGCTTACCAGTCCTGGAACGGCTGCGTTGCCGTGTATGGTTTTATGTGTTGTGGATACGGCAACACCACCGACAACAATAGCAACAACCGCAACAATAACTACCACGTCTCCTGGAGATATGTACATACTTGGAATCATATATATATATGGTGTCACGTTCAATGCAGGAACTACCGGAACTTCGTCTCCTTTGTATTTGGGGTCAATAACTCCAACATATATTGTGCTGGATACCTGTAATTTGAAAATAATTACAACATCTACGACAAGTCATATCTATTTTGGTATAGTAGGAGCATCTGCTGTAAACGATGATTGTTTAATTATTCTAAAAAATACAAATATCCAATTTGCAGCAATCGCACAGGCCTTGTATTTTCGACACGGAAAAATATTTTGGATCGGCGGGACAATAACAGGTTCTGTTTTCCCGTCTGTTTTAATTAAATCAAATGTATCTGTTGCATCTACATTTGAACTGAATGGATGTGATTTATCTCCAATAGGCGCGTCCGCGTTAGTGCTTGGCAGCACCGCATGCGCGAGTACCGTAAAAATCAAGAACTGTAAACTTGGCGCAAACGCCGTAGTGCTATCAGGAACAATTCCAGGACAGGGCGGTGTGGAAGTGCTTCTTGATAACTGTCACTCAGGAGACCTCAATTATCGGTTTGAACACCACAAATATCAGGGGTCAATAATACAGGCGGATAACTGTTATCTCAACGCTGCATTTTCCATGAAGATGACACCGATAACCGGCGCTGCGTATATCAGTCCGCTTGAAAGTCCACCCATAGCGCAGTGGAATTCAGTTGTAGGTAGCGCAAAGATAGCAACGGTAGAAATAATTCATAACGAAGCCGCAGCGCTTGATGATGATGAGATATGGATGGAACTGGAGTATCTCGGTACTTCGGGTTTTCCTCTTGCTTCTTTCGTGAACGATAAGATGGCATGGTTCGGAACTCCGGCAGCGCAAACAACGAGTACAGCATCATGGACAGAGAATTTAACGGGGGAGATAAAACAGAAACTGTCAGTATCATTCACCCCGCAAGAAGCTGGGTATATCGTAGCTAAAGTGTATCTTGGGAAAGTAACAACAAATCCGGTTTATGTTGATCCTTATATTACATTGAGTTAAAATGACGACAGTAAGATTACTTCCAGGATATGGATTAGTGAATGAAACAGTATCTGCGAAGTATTTACTACCTGGATACGGGCAGTTCAATGAGACTGTATCCGTAGGTGGAACAGACAAAACTTATACCATTGATTCTCTACTTAAAAAATTAGATATTGATAAAAATTATTCAATTGATACATTAATAAAATTATTAGATGTTGATCGAAATTATGTTATTAATGTAATATTACAAAAAACGGGAATTATAAATTATTCAATTGATACTTTAATAAAATTAACTAATATTGATAGAAATTATGTTATTGATGCTTTATTTAAAAAGTTAAATATTGATAAAAATTACTCTATTGATACTTTAATTAAAAAATTAAATATTGATAGAAATTATGTTATTAATGCTTTACTTAAATTAACTAATATTGATAAAAGTTATGTTCTTGACTTAATTTTATCAAGTGCGGGAATAAACAATAAAAATTATAATTTAGATGTTTTATTTAAAAAATTAAATATTGATATTAATTGTTCTATTGATACGTTACTTAAAAAATTAAATATAGATCGAAATTACGTTCTTGATGTTATTTTCAAAAAATCAATCGATTCAAATTATAATATTGATATATTAATAAAAGCATTAAATATCGATAGAAATTATGTTATTGATATTTTAATTAAGAAATTAAATATTGATAGAAATTATTCAATTGATACTTTAATAAAATTAACTAATATTGATAGAAATTATGTTATTGATATAATATTAAAAGCTATTATAGATAAAAATTATTCCATCGATACTTTAATTAAAAAATTAAATAATGAATTAAATTTATCAATTGATGTGCAATTATCAGTTGCCGTAGGAGAAGGAACTGCAAATTATACTATTGATGGAATAATCGTTACATTTAAACCAACCGCAAGTGGGCGACAAACTAAACCAACCGCAAGTGGGCGACAAATTAAACCAAAAGCAAGGGGAATTGAACAATAATGGGTAATTATATAAATTTTGATATACCAAATACAGAAACATCTTGGAATTATGTTATAATCGAACGAAGTGTATTACAAAGTGCGAGCTATTCGGAATTGGCTTCGCAAGTTATTACTAATAATACTTTTTATGATGAAACGGGCACCTCGACGCATTGGTATAAAATGCGATTTTATGATAGTGGAAGTTCGGTTTATAGCGATTATACTGATCCGTTTCAAGCCGACAATGAATATTATTGTACGGCAAGGGAAGTTGCTTCATTCATGGGTCGCACACAGTTTAGCGATTCCACGAATCCGACACGATTCGAAGTCGAGGATATTATAAGTGATGTTTGTGATTCCATAGATAAAATTACACATCATGCATGGCGAAAAGTAAGGGTAACGAACGAATATTATAATATTAGAATACAAGATCGATTATGGGGATACCGGGGAACTTATCCTTATGATTACTCTACAAGAATTGCGGTGGCACTAAAGCATCGGTCTATACGGGCATTTGTTTCGGGTACGACTAAAATTGAGGTTTGGGATGGTAGTAATTGGACTGATTTTATTGCAACTTATACTGAGGGTAGGAATCAAGATTATTGGATTGACTACGAAAGAGGTATAATATATTTTGTTTCACGATATCCTCTTTGGCAAAGAAGTAATGCAAGAATAACTTACGATTATGGAGAAACAATTTGTCCGGGAGATATTAAAAAAGCGGCGGTGATGATGACGGCAACACAAATAGTAGGAGGAAAGGAAGACCTCAATGTAGTATATCCACAAAGTACGATGGGTACGGTTCTTGATACAAATCAAAGATGGGAAAAATGGAATGAACAAGCGGAAAAAATATTAACAAAAAGAACTGAAATTTTATCATCGAGGTATTACTAAAATATGGCAATCGATGAAGAATTATTAATATATAATTGCTTAAATGATAATTGGGACGAATCAAATTGTGCTAAGCCGTATTTTTATTATGACGATTCAATAAAATTACACGATTATAATCAATTTACTGCCATAAAGATATATACTCTCAATATTATAGAAACCCCGAAATCTTTAGGTTATACGTCATATAGAAACGAAGTTTTTCTCACAATCGATATTAGAACGAAATCAAGAACTCAAATGCTTGATGTTAGAGATGAAGTCAAGCGTATCATCCGTGCGAATCGTAAGTCACTTACGGGATTTGATATTTTTAAGAAAAATTCGGAAAGAAAGGTTGCAAGTTACATAAATTTCTTTCAATACGTTCTTGAAGTAAGTTTATTAAGTTATATGAATACGATAGAATAAACTATAAATACTATTAAAATAATATAATATCATGAATTGTCTATTTTGTGGTAAAGAATTTATTAAAATTGGACACAATCAAAGATATTGTTCTAAAGAATGTTTTGATCTTAGTCGAATAGAATATCGTCGAAGTAATAAAAGAAGAAAATATGATAAAGATTATCGTTATAATGTTAAAATAAAAGTAATAGAACACTATTCTAACGGTACAATGCAATGTAATTGTTGTGGAGAAAAACATATAGAGTTTTTATCGATTGATCATATAGATTGTGGAAGATTGATATACGGAAAAAATAAAAGACCAAATAAATATTATAGTTTACAATTATGTCTTAATCTTATAAAAAATAATTTTCCCGAAGGATATCAAGTTTTATGTTTTAATTGTAATTGTGCAAAAGGTTCTTTTGGTGAATGCCCACATGAAATAGAACGAAGTAATAAAATCGTTTAACATAACTATTATATTAAATTTATATTTTATTATCAAAATAGTAAACTATATATATATTTATATACAATTTTGATACCAAATGTTTTTCTAATTTTAATTTACATTATCTTATAAATGAAATTTATATTTATTAGTATTGTTTATTGTATGTAAGTAAAAGGTGTAATATGTCAAAGGAAGAATTAATTGAAAAAATAAAATCCGAAAAATCGCTTGTTGAGTTTTTTAATCTTAAACCCCTTATTTTAGAATATCTTGAAAGACAAGATAATTTATCCGGCGGTGATTAAAAATGCCGGGCGGCGAAAGTAATTACGTACACTTCGGATATGAGAGTACTTTTAAGGGTGCGGCAACATGCGACAAAATTTTTGGTCAAAATCTTCAAATTAGATCAGTCGATATAAAAAATAATACTCGAAGATTATTTCAACTTGGCAATCGAAGTGCGGTTGCACACGTAGCCGGCAAAATTGAAGGTACATTATCAATAGAGTTTGATATCAATGAACCCTGGTTTATGAAGGGAGTTATGGGTGGTCTTACAACTTCCGGTTCGGCAACATCGGCATATTGGCACACTTTTACTGAAGCTAATCAACCACCTTCATTAACCATTGAAAACGGTATTTCCGGTACGGTTCGTAAATATCTTGGTTGCATAATTAATGATTGTAAAATATCGACCGCTGTTGGTGATGAACCCGCAAAATGTTCTTTAAGTCTTACTTATGCCGATGAAAGTCTAACTTCCGGTAGTACAACTCAAATATTATCAAGTGGCGGAGTTTTCCCATTCTCTTATGGATCAATTCAATATCCTACGGGAACAACCGTAGCGAACACGGAATCGGTTGAATTAAGTATTACAAACAATGCGGCTTTGAAATGGGGATTAGGTTCACGTAAAGCATCAAGATATGATATGAGACAGAGAACTTATGATATCACTACTACAAATTTTTTTGATGATGCATCGCAATATTTAAGACTTGCTTATGGTGGTAATACATTATCTGCACCAAATAGTACAATGGTATCGGGTGAAACGGGAATAACAATATCATTGAATAATGGCGAAACAAGCGCATCCGTAAAGAAAATTTGGTCATTCATATTTACTAATGCTGTAATTGAAAGACATTCACTTGGCACGCAAAACGTGGAGACGGAGCAATCAGAAGTTATAGATATAATTCCCGAATCATGCATTGTACAAGTCGTAAACCAAGCTTCGGCGATGCCTTGAGGTTAACATGTCAAAAACTATAAATATTGAAGAATATTGGGATGGCGAAGGAAAACCGGAAGTAACCATAAAAAGGCTATCCTTTGGCGCTCAAAATGACATACTTGATCAAGTGGCAAATATTAATGTGCAAGGTAAAAACGTACAAGTAAATCCACGATACGGACAATTGCGTACCTTAACACTTCAAAAATGTCTTGTTAGTGCGCCATTTCCCACGACATTAGAATATATTCAAAATGAATTAGATTCTAATCTTGGTGATTTCCTTTTCGAGCAAATAGACGCCTATAATAATTTCAAAAAAGATAAAAAAAAAGTATTAGAAGTGTTTGGCGGGGCTTAAAATCCGATAATGAAATCAATCGTTATATTACTAAATTTTGGTTCATGACATTTGGAATTCAACCGGAAAGTATTGATGAGATGAGTGCATACGAAATGGAAATTTATACTAAACTTATACCACTATATTTTGAATTCCAAAACCAAAATATGGAAAACACAATAAAGAAATCGATATCAGAACTAATGGGGTAAATCGTTGCCAGAAGACATTGGACATTTCAAAGTCGTCATCGAAGGAGAAGTCGATAAAAATATTGGAAAGGACTTAGAAGATAATATCGAAAAATCTGGAAAAAAGGGGGCCGGAAAATTAGAAAAACAAATTCGAACAATATTAGGATCGAGTTCGTTCACAAAATTTTTAGATAAAACCTTTGACCTTTCAAAAAAAATAACCGGAAAATTTGAGGGTGGCGACGGAAAAACATATGCAAAAGCTGGTGCTGCATATCAGAGTATGACAAATCCGGAACACCTACAACCACTCACAAAAGGTGCGGAAGCTTCTGGTGGCGGATCGAAAGGTCTTATGGGAATAGTTACCAAATTAGGGATTCTTGTCGGGGCGGTAATGATGGTAGTTGGGGTCTTACAATCACTTGCCCCAATTCAAGCGATATTAAAAGGATTGTCTGCAATTCTTCAACTCACATTATATCCTATTGCAATGGTACTATCAGCGATTTTTAAACCTATTATGGTGTTATTATTAAAATATTTGATACTTCCATTCTATTATAATGTAATGCCGATATTAGTATCATTAGGTAAATGGCTCGGCGAAACTATTGCGGGAATTTTAAAAGATCCTGCCGGCGCAATACAAGGCTTATGGGGATTCGTCGTTGAAGGGACTCTCAAAATTTTAGGAATTTTGTGGGAAGTCATCACCACAGGATTTGGGAAATGGTGGGAAGGTATCACTACAGGATTCGGGAATTGGTGGGAAGGTATCACTACAGGATTCGGGAATTGGTGGGAAGGTATCACTACAGGATTCGGGAATTGGTGGGAAGGTATCACTACAGGATTTGGGAATTGGTGGGAAGGTATCACTACAGGATTTGGGAAATGGTGGGAAGGTATCACTACAGGATTCGGGAATTGGTGGGAAGGTATCACTACAGGATTTGGGAATTGGTGGGAAGGTATCACTACAGGATTTGGGAAATGGTGGGAAGGTATCACTACAGGATTCGGGAATTGGTGGGAAGTCATCACCACAGGATTCGGGAATTGGTGGGAAGGTATCACTACAGGATTTGGGAAATGGTGGGAAGGTATCACATCATCGTTGGGAAATTTGTGGGATGAAATTATAGTAATAATCAATAGATTTTGTGCAACAATTAAAACTGCTTGGGAAAGTTTGGTGAATCACATTATCGATTTAATGAACAAAATACCGTATATCAATATTTCTCACACGGGAGGAAGTAGCGGTGGGGGATTTCAAGGCGGATTAGGTTCGACCGAATGGGGAAATGAAGGCTATGATCCAGGTGAATATGGCGTATCTTGGGGACCCGCAATGGCGGAAGGTGGAATCGTTACAACTCCAAGAGTATCACTTATTGGTGAAAGGGGACCGGAAGCAGTTATTCCACTATCACGAATAGGAAATATGGGACAGACCGTTAATATGACCGTAAATTTTAATAACACTCAAGTTACATCAAAATCGGATATTAATGATATCGTGGCAAAAATTGAGAAAGTGTTTTATACAAATTCAAAAAGATCGGGCGTAAGATAATGACAATACAAATCGCACAATATAGTGGAAGCGTATATAATACGATTTATACGATTGATAATTGTAATAGTTTTGAAATCACAAAAAGTAATGGCGTAATACAATTTGGATTACCAATTGTCGATAATACTTCTTTAACGACAGGACGATTAATTAATGAAAAAAGTGACACTATTTGTATTACTGGAATTAATGCTCAAGCAAAAATTACTTTTGAAATTCCGATGACAGATATCAAAACTTGCCTTGATATGTGTAATAATAAATATGATATTGATTATAAAATTTCTATGAACGATTGGAGTGGAAGTATTAATACAACACTGTTGTATGGTATTTTTGATAATGTAAGAATAAGACAAGAAGGCGGAGATCCTCGCCTAACTTGTGATCTCAGTTTCCTTGAGGGAGCAAATATAATGAAGGCTTAATGGAGATTTAATGGCAAACCCTTACACCTTTCAATATATCGTAAATTCAACGGATATTAATATCATTGGATATGTTATCGATTTTAAATTAGAAAGGGAACTTGAAAAGTTACTTCATAAACTAACTTTTAAAGTTTCAAGGAGTATTGACTCACTTTCTGGATTCATAGGTTTTGACCCGAATGTGGAAGTTCTTTTATCATATTCGGGAACCGGTATTTTTCGAGGAAGATGTAAAACATCAAATAAAAAAGAATATTATACCATCGAGGCGTTCTCTTGCGGGGAAATTCTTTCCCGTACAATGGTACAAAAAGTATATTCTAACACCACGCCCGAAGCAATATTCGAAGAACTTATTAATACTTATACGGACTTAACCCCAACTACCGTAGCGAGCGGAGTAACAATAAATAGGTTTTTGGCGGATGATTATATTTCAAGTATTGTAGGAAAACTTGCGGAAAGTTTAGGCTATCTAATAGACACGGACTCATCAAAAAATATATATTTCACACCGCGCGGTAATACGGTATCCGGTATTACAATTCAAAGGCAAACTTCCGGCAGTAATGCTATATTCGGTGAATGGAAACGCGAGCATAACGAAATATGTAATGATATTCGTGTGACCGGCTCCAATGTTAATTACACTACTCAAGAAACATTTACGGGAGATTTCAGTTCAAAGATATTTACACTGAATGAAGCGCCAACTACTATAAAAGTAGTCGTTAATAGTCTTGAACAGATTCCAGAAAATTATGAAGTTATAAAAGAATCCAAAATTGTAACTCTATCAAGTGCCCCCGCCTCAAGTATTGTTCTTTTGATGGATTATATTTATTCTTATCCTATTTATGCGGCGAGGCAAGATAAATCATCCATCGAAACATATGGAAGATTCACAAAATGTTTAACTAATAAGTGGCTTACAACAAGATCGGATGCTACGGCATATGCAAATACTTATATATCAAAATATAAAAGTCCATTGCTATATAATAATATTCTCATGAATGCATCTTATGTAACATCTTTTACACCTGGTGAATCCATTCGAATTATTGATGATTTAGAATCAATAGATGGATATTATATTATCAATAAAATTAAATTAGAATATCTTAAAGGTACAGTAGAGTTAAATGTTGGCGATTATACTACGGAATTTATCGGAATTCAACGAGTTCTTCAAGAACGCGTGAGAGAATTAGAAAAAGAAGAAATGCGACTAACAATTGCATGGAATGTAAGTGAAACGGAAACTCTTGTTCCTACAGAAACATTTTTAATGGCAAGTTCTCATTACTTAAATTTTAAAATTCACGCAACATATCCCGCAAAATGCGATTACGGTCGTGGAAGTTTATATGATGCGAGGGCTTCACTTTGTCAATGTTAAATATGAAAAGATAACTATAAATAGTATTAATTACATATAAATAACAATTATGCACGATTCTTATATACAATGGTTAGATGATGGATGTCCAAAGGTTTATTGTAGTTGTCCGTGTCATGGGGAAATAATTATTACGAAATTACATAAATATCATGGGATTCCTAAATATTTTAATGGACATCAAGGTAGAATTTATCCAATACCCGAATCATATCAAAAATGGTTAGAAGATGGATGTCCTAAAATTTATTGTGAATGTGGATGTAGTGGAGAAATTATTATAAAAAAATATCATAAATCCGATGGTATTCCTAAATATATTCGTGGTCATTGTCCACCCTCCGAAGAAACTAAAGAAAAAATAAGAGAAGCAAACTTAGGAAAACGACATACCGAAGAAACTAAACAAAAATTAAGAAAGCCTAAATCTGAAGAACATAAACAAAAATTAAGAAAGCCTAAATCTGAAGAACATAAACAAAAAAATAGAGAAGCACATTTAGGAAAACATCCCTCCGAAGAAACTAAACAAAAAATGAGAGAAGCTAATAGTGGAAAAAACAATGGAATGTATGGTAAACAACATACTAAAGAAACTAAAGAAAAAATAACGGAAAAACGGTTAGGAAAATGTAGTAGTGATAAAAATCCTAATTGGAAAGGCGGTATTTCTTTTGAACCTTATTGTGAAAAATGGACAGAGAAAAAAAGAGAAGAAGTAAGAGAACAATATGGAAGAAAATGTTATTTATGTGGTAAAGAAGAAAGGAATAATATAACTAAAACGGGTAAAATAAGAAAATTGTCTGTCCATCATGTAGATGAAGATAAAAAACAAGGATGTAATGGTAAACCTTGGAAACTTGTCCCCCTATGTATGAAATGTCATAATAATAAAAGGGTGAGGAAACTAAACAATGTTCATCAATGAAAACTTAAAATTTAATAATATAATACGAACGACATTAAAAAATGCACAAACAGGAAAAACCATACATACGATTGTGATGCCCAACACTATTACCAACGTTGGTGAGCAACTTATACTTGACGGAATGGGTGGAAATACGGGAGCTTATATAAAGCATTGTGCCGTAGGTCACTCAGGCGGTATAGCGTCTGCGGGTTCAATAATTCTCGTTAGTGAATTGGATCGTTCCGAAGTGGTTTACACAAGAGCCGCACAAACCGGAACTTTTAGTGCTTTTTTTAATGTTGCTCAAGCAAATAGTGGAACGATAACCGAAATCGCATTTTTCGGCGGAACGAGTTCTTCGGTAAGTTCGAATACGGGCGTCATGCTCGATCGAATATTAATATCAAGTGCGACAACATTAATAACAAAAACCGAAGATTTTACTCTCACGGTAGATTTGGACGTAACGTTTTAAAGAAGTGATTTAAATGACAGCATGGATAGCAGGAGATGTAATAACGGCAGCATTATTAAATGCAATGATGCCGGTAGGTGCAATATTACCTTATGGTGGTACAAGTGCGCCAACGGGATGGCTACTTTGTTTAACGGGTGATAGTAAAGTAACTTTGGCAGATGGAACAGAAGAAAGAATAGATAAAATTGTTGAAGAAAAAAAGAACATAGAAGTACTCGCTTTTGATGAGATAACCGGAGAAATTAAAAAAGGAAAAATTATTGATTGGATGAAAAATAAAGCCGAAAAAAATGAATGGCTTCGTTTAAAAATTGAAAAGGGAAAGGATATAGGTGAAAGAACCTTAACTTTAACAAAAAATCATCCAATATGGACTAATCGTGGATGGGTGGAAGCACAAAATTTAAAAATAGATGATGTTATATTTAGATATGAAGAAACTCTTACAAAACAAGGAAAACAAGCTATTCTTGGAATGTATTTAGGTGATGGATCAATAAGTAAAAATGGTCGTTTTTCCGTTCGACACGGCTTACCCCAAGAAGAATATGCAAAAGATACCGCTAAACTTCTTAATACTACTCTTCAATATGGAATTAATAAAGGTGGTTGGAATGATAAAAAGGGATGGGTAAATTTTAGAAAATCTCTTAAAACATTTTGTCCCGAAATATGTGAATTAATAAAAAAGGATAAAGTTTCTATTGATCTTTTAAATCAATTGGGAGATATAGGTTTAGCTTATTGGTATATGGATGATGGATCACTTTCAAAAGATAAAAGATATCCAAACTATTTTAGGGTTAATTTACATACCGAAGGATTCAACGACGACTCTTTATCTTTAATTCAAGAATATTTTTCAAGTATGAATATAAAAACTATTCTTTACCCAAGAAATAATACTAAAGGAAAAACTTTATGTATTGATAGAGAAAGTAATGATATTTTTTTTAATAAAATAGCACCATATATTCATAATTCATTAATATATAAAATACCAGAAAAATATAGAAAAGATATTAAAGAAATAAAATTTATTGAATATAATAAAATACCATTTACTTTTTCTATTCGCGAAATATCTTCATATAATAGAAGCAAAAAAGATAAATCCATTTTCAATTATAAATATGATATAAAAGTTGAAGGATTACATTCTTTTATAGCAAATAAATTCATAGTTCATAATTGTGATGGCGCCGCGGTAAGTAGAACCACATATTCCGAATTATTTGCGGTAGTCGATACTAATTATGGCGTTGGGGACGGCAGCACTACATTTAATGTACCCGATTTTCTGGGACGGGCTGTAATAGGTGCAGGTGCGGGATCTGGTCTGACCGTCCGGGCAAGGGGCGACAAATCAGGAGCGGAAACGCATCAACTTGCAATCGCTGAAATGCCAACTCACCGGCACGGTATATACAAAAGTTCGGGGGGTGGTGCCTATTTGGCCATGGATAGTGGAACGAACACATCAGCACCTAATGCAAGTTATTGCGATTATGTTGGTTCGGACACGCCCCATAATATTATGCAACCTTTTGGTGTGGCGAATTATATTATCAAGACTTAAATTTTTTAATTAAGTCTTCTAATATATTTAAAAATCAACTCCCAAATTTCTTAATTGTGCCTCACATCTTAAAAGTTCAAGTTCAAGACTTTCAAGTTCAAAATAATCTCCATATTTTTTAACTAATTTTCTATGTTCTTTACATAATTGTGAATACATCACTAAAGTTTCCTCTATTGGTGTCATAATAATACTATATTATATCTTATAGTATTTAAAGTTATCTAAAAAAAGAAATTACTCTAAAATAAATTTTTTAGAGCATTCGTAAAAGATTGATTCATTCCGATTATAGCGAAGAACTTATCACTTGGATTCCTTTTTGCGACTCCCGCCGTTATAACATTTCCATCAAGACTTACGGTGCAAATCATGAAATTTCCCTGTTGAAAATAATTAGTCGTAAATCTATTGAAATCAACATTATTGGTTGGATTTATATCATTTCTTTCAATTACTTTTTGTAATATTTCAAGTTCCCTTTTGTCTAACATTTTATTACCTCATGTCTTATTTAATATCCATATCGTCGTTACAAGTGTTATAATTGTTCCAATTATATATGTAACCACTTTCATTGCAGTTACTAACCACGTATATTCAATATTTGTAAACGATAAAATCATTGGTATAGTAAATATTTCCGTAATCATCATCATAATAAATATACCCACAATTGGTATCATGGCTATTATCAATGATATTGAAAGTATAATATCTAATAATACCATTGAAAACACCCCATTTATCGTTCCATATACAAACCACGCTAATATTGCCGTTATTATTAACATTATTGGTGTACTAATTTTTATATCTTTCATTTTATTACCTCATTCATCAAATATTCTTTTAACATTTTTGCGGATTTTCCCGCTACAATATTATTAAATTTCTTAAAGTCTATTGAATTATAATCTTTTGCAATTTCCAAAATATTTTCACTTAATATATCTTCCGATATATATTTAAATAATTTTGGTATTAAAGACATATCTATTACTTCATCATTATCTTTAAAGTAATTTATAGCCTTGATAAGTCGTCCTTCAGTGAAATATTCGTTTACAATTTCCGAATCATTAGTTTTTACTTTTGGCGTTTCGCCTTTAAAAACTGTTTTATTTTTTTCCTTAAATACCGGATCAACGATTTTTGCAAATAATGGACGTCCATAAATATTCAACCTTGAATAACTTTTTATAACGATTCCTTCATCACCTTCTTTACGGTATGGTGAAGCTTTTATATATTCTAATAGTTGTTCTCTTAGTATGTCTTTTAACAATCCCTCATAATGAACATTAATAAAAGGGATGCCGATATCTTCGAATGCGACTTTAGCGGCACGCCAATCCCAAAATTCATTACGTGTTAAATCAAATATATCATACCCGATTGTGTTTGGGATGTCTTTATATTCTAAAGTATGTTTTTGCATGGACTCGGAAAAATAAACTACATTCGAAATAAATGATTCTTTATGTTTTTCGAATGCTTTCTTATAAGATTTTATCGCAATCCATTTTTCGGGGTCAGTATTGTCCAATAATTCTTGTTCACGACTACCGAATATTAATTTATCTTCTTCTGGTAAATAACGACATCTAAAGTTTGCACCATCTAATTTAGATTGCACGATACAATATTCATCACTAATTCCTTCATTTTCTAATGAGCCTAAAGTAAAAATTTTAGGATATTTTACTAATTTTCCTTGAAGTTGTGTCACATTCTTTCCTCTATAAATTTTAGTTTTTTATTATTTAAATTCAATAAATTATTTCTTTCCAATATTTTTATAAAATATTCTTCCCAATAATTTCTATTTTTATTTACTTTACTATTACACTTATGACATAAACTAATTAAATCCGGATAACAATTTTCTTTATCATAATGTATGTGATGAACATCTAATTTTTGTTTATTATCTTGTTCATTTTTTCCACATAATTGACAAGTTCTATTATCACGTTCTCGTATTCTTTCTTTTGTTTTTTCATTAAATCTTTCGCAATAAGGTTCAAATGAACGACCGTCTATATAATTCGAATTATTTTTTCCTTGACAATTAGGTTTATTATTTCTAATTTTTTCTTTAGTTTTTTCCGTATGATGTCTTCCATACATTGGATGGTTTTTTCCCGATTGTAATCCTTTATGTGATTTTCTCATTTTTTGTTTTGTTTCTATACTACGAAATTTTCCCCTTCCACTATGTCCACAAATATAATTAGGTATTCCATTAGATTTATGCCATTTCGTTATAATAATTTCTTTTCCGCAACCACAATTACAATATACTTTAGGACATCCATTGTTTAACCATTGTTTATACGAATCACACATAATAATCTTATTGTACTTAATAGTATTTATACTTTACTAAATTTTATATTCCTTTCTCATTCTAAATTCTTCTTGTTTTCCCTTATTCCATTTTTGTACGGGTTGTAAATAACCTACCACACGTGAGTACACATAATTCATATTATTACATGTCGGACATATTGGAACATTTCCGGCAAATCTTCCATGGTCTTGACATATAGAATATGTAGGAGTTAAGTTATAATACGGAATGGTTGTCTCTTTTGACATTTGTTTAATTATTTTTTCCGCTCTTTCGGGTAAAATATCTTCTCCCGTAAATCCGTGCATTATTGTACCGCCCGAATAGTAAGTATTAAATTTTTCTTGAACTTTAACCGTAGCCGTCCAATCGAAAATTGTGTTAACCGGGCAATGAGTTGAATTAGTTAAAAAAGGATTATTCGTTCCTTGTGTTGGTAGTCCAAATTTTTTATCTAATTTTGCTAAACGATGTGTGGCTCCCTCACAGGGAGTTTGTTCAATGTTATGTAAAATTCCGGTTTCTTCCGTAGTTTCATCGACTCTATTTCTAAGATGTTTGAGAATTTCAACTACAAAATCTTGATGAAATTCAATTGTTTCTCCGAACATATTTATACAAGCTTCATTCATTGCATGAATTCCAATAGTATTAAAAAATGTCGCAAATGGATCTTTTTCGGGAAGGTAACATCTTGTAAATGGTAATAATCCTTTATTAAAAGCTTCGTAGATATACTTTCTCTTTATTAAGAGTTCTTGTATAGCCAAATCATAATAATCGTCTATAAGTTCTATAAAATGATCTTCACCGTCTTTAGATGCATGATTGAAGTTCAATGTTACAACTCCAAGAGAACCTGTCTTATTTCCTATATTCCATAATCCACGACCTCGTAATTTTGAAATATCTAAATTTAATCGACAACAAAGTGCCCTGACATCAGAAGGGTCTGCATTTGTAGCAATGTAATTCATGAAGTTAGGATTTCCGAATTTTGTAGATAATTGCCAAAGTAAATTTGTTACTTCATCATTTTTATTTAATAATTCTTTAGTAATTCCATAAGTTGGAATTGGAAAAGTAAATGGTTTTCCTTGCGAATCGCCTTTCAACATAATTTCTAAAAATGCTTTATTTATCATATCCATTTCTTTTTGCATATCACCATAAGATAAACTTTCATGTGTTTTCCCAGCAATAAGAACTGGTTCATTCTTCATATGTTTCGGCGGTATTAAATCAAATGAAAAATTTATAAATGGTGTGTTACCAGTTATTGCAATTTTTCCATTACGTTTAGTAATCATCGATTCATTTTTACTTCTTACACACCATACAAGACCATTATAATCTATCGCTTCTATAGCATTATTTCTGTTTTTATAAATATAAGTTTTATTTTTAAAATATTTTATTAATCTAATTGATGCAACCCCATTTTGTTTATGATAAATCGTATGAAAACCATATCCGGATATTACGCAAAGAGCCTCTATCATTTCAATATTATTTTTATTTTTTGAGTATATTCTATATTGATATTTATTATTACTTCCATCACCCTTTCTATATTCATCTAAAAATAATTTTGCTTGTTTTCTAGATAATAATAAAAACGTATTAGGAATTTCTTTTATAATATTAAATTCAATATTTCTTTTTTTACTACAATTAAATATTACAACATCTTTTCCACCAAATCCGGATTTTTGTGATGTTTCAAAAAAATCTATATTATTCACTTTTAATAGATTTCTTATTTCATCTAAAAAAATACTTTTAGTACTTTGATAAATTCTAAATGAATTTCCAGAACGATAAGTTCCTTCGGATATTATCCACGCATGTAATTTTAATTCATTATCAGTAATATTATAATCTTTTATATTATATTGAGTGGTAATAGGAAGACAAAATATCTTTTTTTCTAACAATTCTTTTGCTTCTATAAACATCCATTTTTGACTTAAATTTTCTGTTTCTGTTTTAATTATACGATGTTCGGGAGTAACTAATTGATCTGTTCTCATATTAGCAATATGAATCATTTTTCCATTATAATTATATCTTACAATTTTATCAGGAATTAAAAATTCTAATTCATTATTTACTAAATTAAATGTTCCAACTTTATCAATTTCGGATATTTCATTATAATATTTCCAACCAGTATTAGTAAGAATTTGGGTGTCTTCAGATATACATTGAAATGCAGATCGTAAAGGATATGAAATATTATATATTAATCTTTGTAAACATTGTTTTATATAACTATAATCTTGACCAATAACATACCCGGATAAAAGAGTATCAACATTAGAAAAGGCTTGAGCACCATTAAATTCATTTTGACTCATATAAAGATAATTAACCATATGGTCAGTCATAGTATCGAGATACTTTGCCGGATTTGACATACTTCCAACCGGATTTTTTAATCCTTCAAACATTAATTGTTGTAAATCAGCTCCAAGACAATAAGGTGACCAAAGTGATCCATCCAAATCGTGAATATGAATTTCACCGTTTTTATGTGCATCTCTAATATTTCTTGGTAATCGTGATAAGGAATCTTTTGCTAAAATTGTTGATGAAATATAACTTTTTAATCCTGAAATTGAGAATCCCGTATTAGCATTTTCATTTATCCGCCAATCAGATTTATCTATATAACTATTAATTTCTTTCATTCTTTTTTACCTCTCTATCCCAATAACAAGAACCAAATGGGAAATACACTTCACAAAAAATCGTTCATCACATTCATCACATAATTGTCTCATAATTTATCTTCCATATTTCCATATTAATATTACTATTATTACATTAATTATAAACATTACAAAATTTGAAATCACAAAATAAATATCATTAATTTCCATTCCGTGAATTGTAAATATTAATGTAATCAATACCCATAAAGATGATGTCAAAAGACTTAAATCTTTTGCCTTCTTTGTTTTTAAGATTTTATAAATTGCCGGAAAGTTTGCAACAAAACTTCCAAAAACGGCAAGTGGTACTAAATATTCAAACATTTTATTTATATAACTCCAATTCTATAATTTTTTTTGCTTTTTCAAATCGATATTCTTGATTTCCTTCTAAAATTTCATATTCAATCAAATTACAATTCATAAAGGAGATTAATTTATCTTCTATATTATAATCAATACGAAATCCGTCATCGACAAACGGTAATTTTTTACATAGAAATATTATATCATATGTTTGTACCCACGAACGAATTAAATTTAAAAGATATTTTCTTGGTTTGTGATTTTTTGTAATATATTGATAATTATCTATTATTGTTCGATCGGTTACAACGTTTCTATCGGCAAACATTTCTGCACGAATTTGATCAAAAAAAATATCATATTGAATATTTTCAAGATGTAAAAAATCGCGTGGATAATTCCGTGCAATTTCATGAACTAAATCAAATTTAAAATAATTTAAAAGTTGTAAAGCTAATGTTGTTTTTCCAGAACAACTTGTACCGCACAATCCGATTTTCAAAATGATACTCCAAATAAATATAATATTATAAATATTACAACAAAAAGGACAAAAAACGTCATCATAAAAATATATATAAAATATTTAAACTTATTCATCTTTCTCTCACAATTTCCCGCATTTTTCTAAATTCAATTTCACTACTTACTCGTGTTAATATAGCACCAAAAATCATTAATAAAATTCCTCGAACATCTCCAGAGCCCACCATGAAAACCCCAAATATTGTTAAGAATGAACTTGTCGCGCCCACAAAATGCAATGCGTTTTGATAGTTTCTTGCATTCATGATTATAAATCTCCAAAACAACTTGGTGCGTTTTCTTTTAATATTTTAAGCATTTCTTGGCAAACTTCACGAATTTCCCATTGAGCCGCTTTATCCGTTCTAAGTTTTATAATATGTCTTAATTCTCTAAAATTTGCCGTCATAACCAATTCCGTTTCCGTTGCTTCTGGAAGTACAAATCTGGCGTCTTCTTTTTTAATTTCTAAGTCATTTAAAGATTTATAACATCCATTTAAATATTCCATTGCAGATTTAAATATTATAGATGATGTATCATTATTCTTTATACTTTCGGGTATTACATATTTAAAATCTTTTAAAGTAACATATCTTTCACTTTTCTGAGTGAAGCTTGCTAAACGATGTCGAACTAATTGGTGTGAACACGATCGACTTATTCCCGATATATAAAAAGTAGCGGAAGCATGTTCAATGACACTCGTATGCCCACGAGTTATCAATGATTTTATAAATTTTTCTGCACTATCCTTGGTAATCTTATCTTGAGATTGATATGCAATTCGACCCGACAACTCTATTACTTTCTCCGCATCGGGTGTTATTGCGATTAATTCGATTTTCATAAATTTATTCCTTAATTATAAATTTAATTTCACTCATTAGTTGTTTCTTCTTTTTTTCATATTCAATAACTTCCATATATTTAGTAAATACTATATTATATTTATTTTCATCATATAATTTAAGATGTTTTTCCCAACACCATATTATTTGACAACCTTCTTTTGGAAGATTTTTGATTGGATATTGTCCTTTTATTTCATAGTAAATAGAACCACAATCACTTTCAATATTTTTGATTTCACCATAAAATGGGGTATTATAATCATGATACATAGTACCATATCCCATCACTTTATCACCGATTTTAAATTTTGACATAATAACCCTTATACGTTATAATAGTATTTATACTTATTTAAGTGCCTCTAATATGTTATTAATATCTGTTTCGGAAACCCCTTTTGGTCTATCCATTATTTTAAGGTTTTCAAATGTCGCATAATGATCTAATATCTTTTGTGCCTTTTTATATCCAATTTTAGGTATTTGCATTAATATTTGCAATTTGTAATTGGCTTTCCTTTTTGATATTGGTGATTCGATAAATACTAATTCTTCTTTAGATTCATTATTTTTTTCTAATAATTTATTTACCATTTCTACAAAACCATGACGATTCGATGCAAGTAAAACGGGCACCTTATATTTAATATATAAACTTGCGATTGCCCCTCTTACTCCCTCAATTGTGATATTAGGAATACCACTAAAGTGAATTGTATCTACAAGACTTTTAAGATCGGCTTCGACAATAATTACACATCGTTCTGGATAGTTATCATGTAGATTAATTGCCTGATTAAAAACGTGATGATTTAATATTGAACTTAAAAAATCTTTTGGAGATTTTCGTTCAATGCAAAACCCGTTTTCAATAATGTCTCCAATGGGTAAATTTTCTATTGTCGCGTCTTTAAAATATTTAAAAAGAACGGTTTCACGATAGTCGATTATCACTTTTTCACCCACATTGTATTAGCATTACATCCATAAAGACCATAAACAATAAGATATTTAAAGTATGGATTATAAACAAATTTGTCAATTTCTGACATTCTTTTTGCGACAATATGCGAAGTTGTTGCCGTGGATTCCAACCACATTAAAATATGTCTATTTTGAAATTTTGATAAATCAATTAGAAGTTGTTTATGATCCATTTTTCCACGAAAAATATCATTTAATGTTTTTCTAATATCAAGAGTTTCCGATTTTAAAAATACTATTTGATGTTTGTACTTCTTAACGATTTCTCGATTCTTTTTATCGGGGGTTAAATAAATAATAATTCGATTTTTATCTAAATCGTGCTCTAATAAATATTTTTTATATGATGGTTTTAATTTATCATATAAAAATCTATATATAATATTTTCATTGAAGAAACTCTTTGACTTTAAAGCGGTTATTGCCTCTTCGAAATTTTCATTTATTACACAAATTTTCATGTTTACTCGAAATATATTTGATTTGTTTTTGGCGGTTTAATATTTAGAATTTCATCTTCAAGAGCATAACATAATGCCAATCCTAAATTATATGGTATTATTGATCGAGTTTGTTTCATTGTCATATTCGGTGAAGACTTTAAATATTGGAAATTAGAAATCATTTTTTCTTTTGGAGTTGGCGTTTTATATCTTAAAAATTTTAATGGCAAAACTCCCCACAAATCGGTGGGTTTTTTTGCGATATATCCAAAATCACTATAATTAATTTTAATTTTGGGTTTACCAATGATTTGTCTAAGACCAAAGGCGGGATTTTCGATTATCCAATATTTAGGTTTATAAGTATCTACAATTCTAAAACAAGCTTCTACTATTGACATATCATTATGATTATGTTTACATGATCCTCGCCATCTTGTACCCGCGATAGAAAATTGATCACATGGAGGACTAAACCACATTAAATCGTAATAATCATCTTTTGATGGAAAATATTGACGAATATCACATTTAATTGTAACATTACCATTAATACCTAATGTTATTACTTCATGTCCACGATTTTTAAAGGCTTGTGTTTCTGAACCAAATTCAGTACAACCATCAAATATTCTTAATTTTCTATTTATTGTCATTTATAGTTTACGAAATTATTTCCGCATTTACAGTTGTTCGGATATAATCATTTCCACCATCAATAAATGTTTTTTTGCAAGAACATTCTTGAAAATCGTGACGATATTTTGATTCTATAATGTCGCCACAAAAAGGGCAACGAACTTTAGTCAT